TGCTGGTGGTGGTGGTGGTGGTGGTGGTGGTGGTGGTAGTACACCTGTAAATATTGTTTTTCACTACAATGCGTTTAGCTCGAGTGATTATTCGACGGCTACTCCACAACGAGCGTATTCGACGGTATTAGCTGCAACAACTGCTGGACACGTGTATTCAAATTCACCCAGTGGAACGTATACTTGGGGTACGTTAGGGTCACCTTCACCGACAAGTACGAATACGACGTATACATGGACACCTGCTTCTGCAAGCGTAACAGGTAATCTTCTAATAGTTGCCGGTGGTGGTGGTGGAGGAGGTATGATTTCTAGTGGCGGGGGTGCTGGTGGATTGGTATATGCACCAGGTGAAACTTTTTCTGGACAACAAACTATTGTTGTTGGTAATGGCGGTCAAGGTGGTGACGGGTACAATACTTCGACACAAAATGGGACACCTGGATCCGATAGTACATGTCTAACATATACAGCGACAGGTGGTGGTAGGGGTGGCTGTTACGGTGGTAATTCGCCATCTCTTTCACTTGCAGGTGGTTCTGGAGGTGGTGGTGCGAATAGACCATCTTTAATCGGTGGTGCAAGTACTCAAAATACATATTCTGGTAAAGGGTTTGGTAACGCTGGTGGAAACACCAGCAGCTGGACGATTCCAGGTGGTGGTGGTGGCGCAGGCGGTGCAGGTGGTGCTGGTAGCGGTAGTACTTCTGGTAGCGGTGGTCTGGGTAAAGACTATTCATCAACTTTTACAACAACCTATGGTGACGGTGGTTGGTTTGCATCTGGTGGTGGCGGTGGTTGTTTTGGAACAAGTAGAACAGCAGGTACCGCTTCACAAGGTGGTGGTACATATGGAGTTCAAATAACTAATGCAATCCCCGCTTGTCAATCTCATACAGGTGGAGGCGGTGGAGGTGGAGGATATAATGGAGGATCAACTTCGCAAATAGGGAGTAACGGCGGTTCAGGTGTAGTAATAATTCAAATCTAACCCCAAACTCTCTGCATATTCGATTGTATAGCCCACGGGTACCGTATTTTACCGTACCCGACAATGTTATACGCATCGATACCGATACGGTTACATTTGGTACACACGTCGAAACTATCATCAATGATCGAGTCGAGGGCAAGACTTCGACAGATTTCATGTTTCTCAATTTCGTGATCCGTATAACTATTGGTCATGATAAGATCATCGAATGTATTGGGAAACCAGTATTCGAGCCATTTCTCGGTTTGATCACGTGCGTAACTTTGGCGACCCGTGACGATATACATTGTATCGGCGTGTTTGCGTAAATGTCCCATTTGTTTACACACACCCGGGATCGGTCTAAGTTTCGCGAACGCCTCGGATTCGTAAAAATCATGGACCATGTTACGCGATTGGGTTTCGGTAATGTTAAACATATCTTTATATACGTACGGGTACTTTTGGGTGGTAGGCATTTTGTATCCACGGAACTTTGCCATAGGTTTAACGAACGAGACGAGAACTTCGTCGATATCAATAGCAACTCTTTTCATTTAAATAATACTATAAAAAAATCTCTAACTGTGTTTTTTGTGATTGGAATTTTTATTCAGGTATAGTAGAGTATGGCGGATAAAATACCCGTCGTCGACTATAGCAGAATGGAACGACTCAAACCTCCGGAAAATACAGTTATACCGCTAAACGCAAATACTATTTGTTTGTTTCTAATAATCGCGACCATAATTGGTCTTTATAAACGCCACGTCGATATTAGTCAAGACCGCGAACGACGTCGTATTTGATACACTCGTTAGGGTCTAGGTAAACGTCACGTTTCATAAGTTTCTTAAGTTGTTTATCAGGAATATTGGTTTTTTCTGTATACGTTTTCTTAACCATATCCATGAGTTTATCACACATTTTCATTTCATCCTTAACTTCCTCGTATTTACCCCAAAATCCACCCGTGGATATTTGATGGATGAGAACGTGTGCATTTTTACCGATAAGACGTTCGTGTCCACCCAAGAGAAGGAACGTTGCTGCCGAGCAGCACTCACCTTGTGCGATCGTCACGACCTTAACGCGCGATTTTTCGAGAATGTTCATTGCACTCAGACCCGCGAACAAATCACCACCTCCGCTACATATATGTATCCGAATAACGGGTTCGTACCCCATAAGTTCCGCCTTTTGTTTAAGAAGTTTGATTTCGAGTTTCTTAAACTCTTCTACAAATTCGAGAATATCCTCGTTCGTGATTTCACCGTAGTATAATATTTCATTACCGATAACACGTGTGATTTTAAAATCATCATCATCCGTGTTATTGGCTGTAGACATTCTTTTACTTTCATTTTGATATTTCTTCTTTAATCAACTTTTTTATTTTTGTAACTTCACGTTGTTTAAGTTTATTTTGTATCGCTAAATGATTCATTACATCAAAATCTTGGGGTGTTAAATTATACTCTTTAAATTTAGAAACGTCTCCCATCTGTGCATACATTCTAAATAACATAAACTCTTGGTGTTTAAAATTAGAAGAAGACTGTACTTGTATATTTCTAATTTTCTGTTGTCTCATTTTTTGATTACCAAACTTTGTCCAAAACTTCCCCGGGTGTATATTTTCCGGATATAACTTTTTAGTAAAATATATTTTAGGTATTTTTATCGCGCTTAATGCAAAAAAAGGCATGGTTTCCCAATTACCTTTATACATATTTACGTCGTAAAAATCTGCATCTGATAATGCTTGTGTTATTTTGTCGGCGTTATCGTCTATTACATCTATATAATTTTCTTGAATAGCCGACCAAATGTGACCATGTTCATGTAAAGAATCTGTTATATTTATAGTTTCATCACTAGATAAAACATCATTGATAATATCTTTCGGTGTTTTAAAAATATCTTTTTCGCATGGAAAATCTAAATAATAAAAAAAATTAGTTATATTTCCTTGGCACATTGTAGCGGCTTGTTTACAATTAGGGTGAGATGGTTTAAGGGACATTATTTCTTCTTCACTTTTTTTAGGTATAATAATTGTAACGAAATTGTCGATAAAATAAACATTTTTTGATGTTATAACTATAGGTTTATTTGTTAGTTTATCACCGTTACATACGGTCTCGATAATAGATTTGTAAACGTGTATATCACTTTCGTAATCTTCTATATAACTATACATATTTGATTTTTTTATCGTATCCATAAATATATCTTTTTTTCTCAGAGTCTCATCCCATATTTCTATACTATTTGATTCATCTAAAACTTCTTTTAATATAAAAGTTTTACCATACCCGGATTTTCCACATAAAAAAACGTTTTTGCCTTCGTTTAAATATTGTTTAAGTTTTTTAATTTCATGTTCATGGAGCGTTACTACATTTTTCTTTTTTTCTTTTTTTATTATAACAAAGGAATCCATGTCGTCGGATGAAGGAGATGATCTCGCTAATCAGGCCTTGGATATTATTTTAGATAATAACGTTCTTCAAGATCGTATAATAAACCCCTTTAAAAAGAAAATTATTCCTTATATATTTTGTATTGGTTTCTTTAACTTAACCATGTTTATTATGATTGTTTATCTCTCGAATCGTCTATCGAAGATTCTGTAATATCAGTTTCGTCTTTGGGTATTTCAGTCACAACTTCCATAAGTTCAGTTCTTCGACGTATTTCTTTCATGAGATCGCCTTTCAAACTAACGATACCTTTATCTTTTAGTTCAGAAATTTCATTTATACGTTGTTGCTTACCTTCTATATCAGATTTTATTGTTTTCTTAGCCGTTTGAATATTACCACGTATATCTTCGAGTTCTTTTTTAAGTTCTCTTTTTGCAGCACCCCCTACAGCATCTTTCAATTTAGTAATAATTGTATTTTCAGCTATAGCCTTGAATGGTATTATAGGTTGTATATGCATAATCTCTGGTTTGAAGAATGCGTTATCATCTGGAAACTCGCGTTCAAACGAGTCTATCATTTTTTTGGGTACATTTGGTGATTGTTCTATTAAACGATCATACTCAGCACGCATGTTTTCTATCATATTTGTACCATTTTGCGTTCTTTCCGAAAGTGGTAATGTGAGTTCAAGACGAATTGTTCTCGAAACTTTACCGTATTGTACAGAAGCAACGCGGTGACCTTCCATCAATTCATTAATTTTAAGAAATTGCATTATAGTCGTTGCGATTGCCGTAATAAGATTAAGTCCACCAATGGCCGATGGTACAAACGGTTGTACTGTGGGCGGAAAAGTTTCTTGTGCAAAGTTAGCAGTACCTGTAATAGTACTTACAATAATCAATGGTATTGTAAATTTCATACTTAGGTTTTTATAAGAACAGTACGCCTGATAATGCATGTATCTATAACAAGCAGCGGCTTCACCCCAAGCCTTAAGTATTTTTTCTTGTTGTGGATGCCATATTTTAGGCAGTTTCTTTTCTTCACTCATACTAATAGATATGAACATTATATTTTTTATCCATTTACTTTTGTTCATAACAATGTTAGTAGTTCCATTTATGAAAAATAAACAAAACTTAGAATTTTATTCACTTTTGGTACCTTTTATATTTTTTCACTGGTCTGTGAACGATGATTCATGTGCTTTGACACAAATGGAAATGGCTGTTACAGGGAATAAAAAAGAAGAAACTTTTTTTGGACGCGTTGTCGGACCTATATACAAAATGGACGATACATCTGCGAATAATTTACTAAAAAGTCTTTTATTTTTTTTATGGTTACTTGTACAGTTTAGATTAAAACGAATCGACTTTTCTCCATTGTTTAAATCAAATAAAAAATATACGTAGATATAAATGAAGATTACTAATAAGAATAAAACAAAAATCTTATTTGCTACTGTAATTTTACTCACGGCAACTATTGTGTACCAATTTTACAATCCCATAATTATTAAGAAACGAGAACAAGTTCCTATAAAAGTTCAAGTACCCGTCCAAGTACCAATACGTGTTCCAGTTGAGACGGAATATAGAGATCCACCGATCAAACAATACAAACCCGGACACGTTCAACAAATGGGAATACTTACAGGAACGGATGAAGAAACTTTACCTTTATACGGTAAAGAGGTTCGTGGGAGACGCGACAGGTACCATTATTATACAGTCACACCGGGTGATCAGAAATACCCACTTCCTATAACACATAATGCGCGTGATTGTATGGAAGATATCGGGTGTCAAGAATTCTATGGTAATGAATCCGTTTCGGTATTAGGACAAACGGGTGCATTCCAGGCTAGAATGTATAGAACGGATAATTTTTTTTAAATACTAATATTTAGAAAATAAAATTATAAAACAACATGATAAAGAAATCATACATGAAATTCCATCCATAACCATTCCCTTAGTTTTACACGCTTTTGAGCATTTTTCTATAGGTTTACCCCCAATTGTTATATTTTGTAATACGAGACATTCACATTTATAGTGTTTTATCATAGATACTATTATACATAAAAAACATAAAAATAAAATTTTCTGTAAACGATCCATCTTTATAGTACGTCAATATAATTTTATTGGTTAATATAAATGAAGATCGATTCATTAAAAGCTGAAGCAAAGCGACTTGGTATACGTGTAACAAAAAAGATTAAGGGTAAACGTGTACCCTTAACTGAAAAAGAGCTCGATATGAAAATTCAAAGACGACAGGCGCCGGCTTTGGAAATACAGGTTCGACAGACAAAAAAACTTTTACGTACGTGTAGATCCCTATTTAAAAATATGGGCGGAGTACCAAAACCAAAGAATAAAACGGTAACACCAGTTCGACGTTTACCAGTTCCACCACCACCACCACCACCTCCAGTTCCAACCCGAGTTATAAAACGAGACCCTAGTTCGAATTTAATGACCGCTTTAAAAGCAAATCTTAAAAAACGTGGTATTAAAGAAAAACTAAACCAAATTTCTTAGATATTATTTTTTTTGCACTTACCATATCGGGTTGGCTCCAAAGAAGCCATCTCGACCAAAACCCAGCGGTATAAAAACCTGTTTTACTCCAGTTTTCTTTATCACTTTTAGTAACATCGAGCATATTTACATGAACGAGTTTAGGGTCATTTTGTTTTTGTACCATATGTGGAACGTACCCACCATGTCTCGTTACATAAGAACGCATTCGTATAGGATTTTTGTGTATCGTATAATCCGAATATCCTCTCGCGCCAAAATCAACAATCTTACCGTTCTCAAAAGTTACTCTGAACTTTTTATCAAACCTTGGACTCTTTTTTAAACGAACTCGGGTCATTTATTATACATTTATAAAATTATTTATTAATTTTTATACTAAAGGAAAATTCTAGCAGAAAAATATGTTAATTGTCCATTCTATATTGGAGTAAATTGAGTATGTCTAAGAAATAATCGAGCGATGCATCTATGAAATCACCTCCATAATTCTTTTTTAAGATATTATTCGTATCAAAAACGACGAATAAGGCAAACAGTAACGACCCTATCTTTGCGTATTTCTTTTCACCGGGGCTAAAGAGACGCGCGAGTATGAGCGCTAAGAGACCAAAGAATAAAAGTATACCGAGTGGTCTTAGATCGAATCCAAACTGTACACTAAGAAGACCTAGTATAAACATACCTATGAATATAGTAACAACTTCTAAAAGTGCCTCTTTTATGTTAGCTTGTGGTGAAAGGTAAGCACCCATGAGAATTGATATCATGGTGAATAGACCAAACTTAAACGGTAAACTTAATTTAGCAAATATAAGTACTAAAAATAAACCTAATAAAAGGAGTAAATTAAACAGTGTATTTCTTGCCATGTAATCACTATACGATGGACTATCTATGACTGTTTTTGCGGATTGGTACGTGACGAGACCCTGGAAAATAAGGTTTGCAAATACAGCACTCATGAAAGGTGCTTTTGCCTGTAACGCGTTCATTTATAATTCACAAATATAATTTTCACCGCGACGTTTTCTTTTTATTAAAACAATTCCGAGGACGAGTGATATTAACCAACACTGAAATTCGGATAATCCGTAAGGTTCTTCAATCATAAACATTTTTAATTATATATTATTTATTATTTATTGCTTTATCTTATTTTGTAATCTTGTGAGTGTGTAGTGGTGGTATAAGTGTACACCCGATAAGAATAGGGATACGTACACAAGTGGGTTTTGTCTAGCACGTTTATCGAGCAATACGAGCAATGCTAATGTTAAAGTTATCACACTTGGCATACTGAACAGAAATATTTGTGTATCGGTTAAACCAACAAAACGTTTTTCTAACGTATCAACACTTTCTGTCTGTTCTGGTGCGTATTTTTCGAGTTTAGGATATCCTGGCATTTATTATACACACACAAAAAAATGTGGATTTTTATGATACCAATACTATTGATATTAAACGATTATATCAAAACCCCTATAGATAGACTATATTTTCAAACTCCTTTACGTCCCCTTGTTGGTATACGTAATTCACTCGTCGATCTATTTTTTTATAAACCACATTATTCTGTTTATGAGTTTAAGAGTCTATGTACAGTACAAAATCATTTTATTGATATAAAAAACGAATATGATACAATACACAAGTATATACAAAAATACTATTTTCACGACCTTGATCCATGGTTTGAATATAATGAAAATTATTATTACTACAAAATACAGGATTTTCCTGAATTAAACACGTTCTTAAAAACTGTACCATGTATCGAACATGCTATAATCGCGGTTATGGAAGGACCAATGTCAATACCGGCACATCGTGCCGAGAGTAATTTACAGTTACGGTACCATTTAACAATAGAAGGAACAAGTAATATCACTACAGATATTGACATTCACAAACACGAGCCTAGTGAATATATTTTATTTGATCATTCACGATATCATAGCGTGAATAAGACTGATAAGGGAAAACGCGTGGTTTTAATATTAGATATAAATAGATTTTAAAGGTGATTTCGACAAACGGCCATGTACATTTCTTTACCACCTACGAGTTCAATCTTATCGCTATTAACTATACGTTTCGTAAAAGGACCGTGTGTTCCATCCATACATTCCATGCACATAGCAGTTAATTTGAAAACTTTATCAGCGAGTGGTACACAATCTAAAATTTCACCTATTTTTTCCTGTTTATAATCACCGTCGAGACCTGTTAATAAAACTGTTTTACCATGTACGAGTGCTTTTTTTACAAATTGTCTTAGACCTACAAAAAATTGTGCTTCGTCTATGGCTATAACGTCTACTTTATCGTAATTCAGTTCATCGAGATTATTTGTTTTTACACAATCAAATTTCATGTTATCATGCGTTCGTAGAACATGTTCTAAACACCGTGTATCTTTACTCGAGTTTATGACGAGTATACTTTTTCCTATAACTTCATACCTTTTTAGACGTCGAACAAGTTCAGACGTTTTACCCGAAAACATGTTCCCCATTATGATTTTCAAACTCATTATTAATTAGTATTGAACTTATACTTTTAAATATATTCTCATGATATACTAACATATATGACTTTTAATACGTACGTAATAAATCTAGATTCACAAAAGAAACGGTACGAAGTTCAGGAAAATAAACTTAACGAGGTTGGTATTTATCCTACGCGTATAAGTGGATATAAATTTGAAAACATTGACAAAAGTGAAATAAAAAAACATTTTAGTTTCATATTTACGGTGGATAGTTTTGCATCTAGATCTGCTATTGGGTGTACGTATAGTCATATACAGGCGCTTAAACACTTTTTAGAAAATGATCCATACGACGTTGCTTTAATAATGGAAGATGATGCATTTCCTTTATTCGCTAACGTTGTTCACTTGGAAAAGAAACTTGAAAATATAGATTGGGATTATTTAAGTTTACACTGTGATGGTATTTGTCCTAAAACAAAAGATGTCAATACAAAGTATTCGGGATCAACTGCTGCATATTTTATTACACGCGAAGGTGCACGGAAAATAATAAACCATAAGCATTCAACACACATTGATATGGAGACGAATGGTATTAAAAATTTAGATAAAAAGATTGATTATAAAAATTCATTTTGGACGGATGAAGATAACATAATGGGTGGAGAAATAAGTACGAATAGGTATAAAAGGTACTGTCCTAAAATGTTAGAAGATTTATCAAAATATGTTTATAACAGAGGTGAAAAAACGATATGTCACACTAAAGACTATGGTATTATTCGTATTCCTATTATTGGGTATAATATAACAACTGGTGATATGTTTTTTGTTCAAATGGTTATACTTTTCATAATTTTATTGATTGCTCTAGTAAAATTAAATAAATTAAAGAAAGTTTGAGTATATAGATAAAATAGAATGCCAGAAACACTTCAAATTAAACGACTAACACTAGATGCAACTTTACCGACACGCGCGTCTCCGGGATCAGTTGGATACGATTTATACAGTTTAAACGATTTGGTCATTCAACCAAATTCTAGAGACATTGTGAGTACGGGTGTGTGTGCGACTATTCCATTGGGGTGTTATGGACGCATAGCACCGAGATCGGGTTTAACTGTAAAATACGGAATTCATGTTGGTGCGGGTGTGATTGACCCTGATTATACGGGTGAACTTAAAGTCTGCTTATTTAATCTCGGATCAGTTCCGTTCGAAATTAAACAAGGGGAAAGAATTGCTCAGTTGATTTTAGAGAAGTGTTCGACACCTCTTATACAGGAAGTAAACGAGTTACAAAAAACTATGCGTGCTAATAGAGGTTTTGGGTCTACGGGGGCGTTATAATTAATTATTAGTTACCGAATGCGACACCACCCATACCATTCTTAATCCTGAGAATGTTATAGTTGACACCGTATGCGCGAACAGCACCTACAGCACCTGAACTAGCGTTTGCGGTACCTTTTAAAGCTAATTTAGCGGAATCTATACGCGAAAAGTTCAAAGAACCCGTTGGTTGTGATTTATTCATCGTAAGACAGAATGGCCACGTGGCTACTGGTTCAAGGTCTAGAGATTCTGAAAGAACGGAACAGTGTCTACCTGGAACAACATTCGAGTGATATTCACTTGTCATATCTTCGAAAAGTGGTGTACCGTTTATATACATGGTACCTTCGGTAAATGACCAAATATCAGTTTGTGTGGATGCGGCGATATGAACGGCCTTAACTGGATGGTTAAAGTATGAAAGATCGACCGACGTATCAGCTTTGTTCATTGGTTGGTACTGAACTTGTGTTATGAGGAGTTCATGTTCGCTATTCGCGAAGAATTCACGCTCGGTTGTGTCCAAATACACGTACGAGGCATACGCTTTTGGTGATATCGCACCGAGAGCACCACTTCCACCAGTTCTACACTTGATTCTAATTTCAACTTCGTGGTATTGAAGCGCGACGAGTGGTAAGGATTTTGTCCAGTCTTCACTGAAAAAGAATGGTATGACGTAACTTCCTTTACTAGCATTTGCTTGCTGATCTCTTGTGGTCATAGCAGTGGTAGCCTTTGCCTGAGATTCGTTATAGAGAACGTTATGAACACCCGCAACATAGAGAGCGTCTAATTTACACACTTCTTGACCACCTATCCAAAGAGAAAATTCGGTTGGGTTTGATTGAGAATTAAATAAACTTGTTGCTGGGTTGTCTATATGTTTGGAGTTAATACTAGTACCTTCGAGCCAAACATAGCTTAAAAGATCACCCTTTGACTGGATTGGAATTTTGATTTCGGCACCTTCCTTAAATGAACCGATATAATCGAGACGTTCTGGTTTTATCGCGAAGTTGGTATGACGTTTATAGTTTTGTCTAAAAAATGAGACTTGTGGGTCGCCTGTGATGTACACATCTTGTGCACCTACTGATACTAGATCGATCAAAGCAGCTGACATATTTTACTAATATAGTATATTAAAAAAATCGAGCGATAACGTAATAAGAAAAATGGTCGTCTTTCAGGTACTTACATGGGAAACCGAAGACAAAGATGATCAACATTTAGTACATATATTTGGTAAGACACAGAGTGGAAAATCTATATGTCTTACTACACACTTTGCTCCTTATTTTTTTATTAAATTACCTACTGATGGTTACGATAGACGTGCTGAGATATATTACGATAGTATAAGACAGGTTTGTCCTGGTTTAAAAATGAGTTACGATATACAATCTTCTATGGATGTTTGGGGATTTCAGAATAGTAAAAAATTTTATTTTATGAAACTTAATTTTGATACACTCGCGAATCGTCGTAAGGTTGGGTACATGCTGAAAAGACATTTGAAAATTTATGAATGGGTGTTTGATATCGTAAACGACGAAGAACTCCGACAATGGAAATTTACTGGTGAAGAGGTAAAATTGAAACTTTATGAGTCTAATTTGGATCCGGTACTTAGATTAATGCATATAACTGGTATTCAGTCAACTGGGTGGTTAGATTCTGGGAGTGATTGTACTGATACAAATTACGCAAATACTGACATTGATATAACATGTAGTAATTGGAAAAAATTAAAACCGATCGATAAACCTGAAACTGCGCCTTTTGTAGTCGCATCCCTTGATATTGAATGTAATAGTTCGACTGGTAAATTTCCGGATGCTGAAATATTAGGCGATTGTTGTTTTCAAATTGCAGTTTCCCTGTGTTATTTTGGTACCGACGTTCCTTATAATAAAACCTGTTTTTGTTATAAACAAACGGATAGTGAGCTTGAAGGATGTACTATTCTAAGTTACGATTCTGAACGTAAGATGTTAGAAGCGTTTAGTGAATATATGGTAAAAATGGATATAGATATAATAACTGGTTGGAACATATTCGGTTTTGATATGAATTATATAATGACACGAGCTAATATGGTTAGGTGTTCGTCTAAATTTTATGAAATGAGTAAACTTAAGGGTCACACGTGTGAGATGAAAGTAAAAAAACTGTCTTCGAGTGCACTTGGTGATAATGAACTTAAATTATTACCTATACCAGGTCGTTTCATTTTTGATATGTTTCACGAGGTTAAAAAAGGGTATAAACTCGATTCGTATAAACTCGATAACGTTTCTAAATTATATTTGGGTGATCAAAAGATTGATATGCCTATCAAAGAAATGTTTGCTCGTTTCAGAGAGGGAGATCCGGTAAAACTACGCGAGGTTGCGGAATATTGTATAAAAGATACTTTACTTCCGCACAAATTACTTTCTAAATTATGTACACTTATAAATCTTCTCGAGATGGCAAAAGCGACATGGGTTCCGTTATGTTATTTAGTCGAGAGAGGACAACAGATTAAAGTGTTTAGTCAGTTAACTAAAAAAGCGAGAGAAATGGGGTACATTGTTCCTACTATTGAGTGGGGACAGGGTCTCGTGGATGGATACGAAGGTGCGACTGTACTGGAGGCGCAAAAGGGTGCGTATTACACACCGATAACCGCCCTTGATTTTGAAGCCTTGTACCCGTCTATAATGGTGGGACACAATTTGTGTTATTCTACCTTGATAATGGACCCTGTGTACGAAAACAAAAATTTATACCCCGATTTAGAGATCGAAACATTTGGAAATTATAAATTCGTACAAAATGTACCAAGTCTTATACCAAATATATTAACAGAACTTAAACAGTTTAGAAAACAGGCAAAAAAAGATATGGCTAATTCGACGGGATCTTTAAAAGAGATGTATAACGGTAAACAATTGGCGTATAAGATTTCAATGAATTCTGTATACGGTTTTACCGGTGCGTCTAAAGGTATTTTACCATGTGTACCTATAGCGTCTTCGACAACAATGAAAGGACGTATGATGATTGAAGATACAAAGAATTACGTCGAGAAACATTACCCGGGTGCAAAGGTAAGGTACGGTGATACTGATTCTGTTATGGTTGAATTTGACGTCGGTGAACGTAAAGGTGAGGAGGCTATTAAATATAGTTGGGAACTTGGTGAACGCGCGGCAGAAGAGTGTACGAAACTTTTTAAGAAACCAAACAATCTAGAACTTGAAAAGGTGTATTATCCATATTTTTTGTATTCAAAGAAAAGGTATGCGGCAAAATTATGGACGCAAGGTAAAGATGGTAAAATGAATATGGATTGTATAGATGTGAAAGGCCTTCAACTTGTTCGGCGTGATAATACTCCTTATATGCGTGAAGTTTCCAAAGAGTTACTCGATGTTATATTAGAAAGTAACAATACGAGTAGACCTAAAGCGTTAGCTTTACAACGGGCTATCGAGTTATTAGAAGGTGACGTACCTAACGAAAAGCTTATAATTTCTCAACAATTGGGTGATTCGTATAAGTCTGATAATCTACCACACGTACAGGTTCGCAATAAGATGCGTGATAGACAACCTGGTTCTGAACCACAATCTGGTGATAGAGTTCCTTATATTTTATGTAAAACTTGGGATCCTAGAGCAAAAGCTTACGAGAAGGCTGAAGATCCGAAATACGCGGTCGATAATAAAATGGATATAGATTACTCTTATTATTTTCTTAATAAATTTATCAACCCTATATGTGATCTTATAGAACCATTATTTGACAACCCTAAGGAAGAAATATTCGGGGAACTCATAACACGTTCTAAACCCGAAAAACGAAGTAAATTGTGTGATTACGATCCTAAACAGCAACGTATATCAGACATTTTTAAACTTAAAAAATAAAGTACAATGTATTATAAGAATATGGATATCACAACTTTTTCACAAACGATCGAGGTTTTTGAAAAAAATATCAAAAATCTAATAAAATACGAGCTCATTCATATATATCATAAAATTTCTGAAAAATATAAAATACCGTTTGACGATCTTATTAAAAAATGTGAATATGTTTATAAAGACGAATATGTGTCATTTCCAAAAATGTTAGATATAAGAGAAACTGCACGAATTGAATTTAGGCTAAGTAATGCTATTCATAATACAGCTATAGAAAGACTCGATATTATAAAATGTAATACAATTGAACGTTTATCTCGAGAAAAAAAAGGACTTATTAATATATCATCTTGTTTAGAGTATATAATTGACACACATACTCGGGATTCCGGGTGTATAAAATTATGTTGTGGGATATCAAATAGTGGTAAAATATGCATGAAATCTGCTAAATGGAAGGTTGGTTCGTATAAATTTTGTAAAAGTCACGCAAAAAGTTTAAAAATAGATAGTGTGCCTATTATTTCTAATTGGATAAAAGTTCCATGTAATGTTAGTAATGACAGTTCATCCAACAATACGTCCGATGATGAATCTTCACCACTACCTATTACAAAAACAGTTTTTAAATAAACTTAAAGTTTAATTAATAAAAATATATAAGATGAATAAATCAGATATATTATTAACTTCTATAGATGGTTTTTATAAAGAATCTAAAAATAAAGATGTATTAAAACAGATACTAAACAAATCTGGTGGTATATCTTTGAGAAATCTCGAATGGTTCATAACAAATTATTCTAAAAAAAATAATTTAACATACAAAACTAACGATGGAAAAATTTTCAGTGTTCACTGTGCCTATAAATCGAGCTTGGATGGTTATAGTAAAAAGTTATTTGATCCTTTTTGTAGAACAGATAAGATTAGTTACACAATACCAGGTACATCTGATGAAATTCATACAACAGTTGCGCAGTTAAATTTTATAAGATGGTGTATAAAAAATAATATAATCGAATATATAAAAATAAATAAAAATAAGTTATTTAATAAGCACGTTTAATATATCCATTCTCAAACGTGTAGGTTTGGTAACCTACATAATAAATGTGTAAATTATAGTCTTCGGGTAGACCATTTACCATTTTAATATCTAAAACAGTTCTGTTAGATTGTAACTGACTAAAATCCAAGCTTCCCGATGGTTCTACATTTACCGGATTCATCGAGAATGCAAACGTGTATATATTTCTTAAAGGCCTTGATAACCGAGACAATAATGGTATGGTATATTTATAATATTTATGATCACTATCTTGAAACCCCGGAATATCTTCTCCATTTACAAAAATTTTAGCACTTGTCATGGGAGGATTATAAAATTCGTTAGTAATTGAATAAGTACTTTGTGTAGATAAATTATACCTATTGTGAAAGTAGTATTTATTATTATCAGTTGAATTAGTGAAACCTGGTCCCCTTGATATAGATTCGTTTTCGAATAAAGTTTTTCTAAAAAACCAGTTAATCGATTTAACCGGTATTTTAGGTACAAGTTCTATTTTTGTATTAGTAACACCCGAATTTATAAGGAGAGAAGGATGTTTCTGTACTATATCTGTAATAAAAGTTTGTTTTTCATTTTTCAAATACATACGTTCTGCATTTTCAATTGTTATTTCCTCTGTAACAATGTTAAAACTACTCAGCGATAAAGTAGAAGTATCGTCGGTAAAGAAATTTTGTGGGAAAAACTCAATATCAAATTGTATTTTTTGTTTATGTATAGCACACGTCGGAAAATAGGGTCTATTTGGTTTATTAGTTTCATATTCATCATTTTCGTATTTTCTTGAAAAGAATAACGGTATTGGAATAAAAACTTTTGAATTTCGTATCGCCAAACTCTTATTCGATATAGCCGTACCCTGTGCTAAATTTCTGTTGATAGTGTATCTTAAAGTTCTTTTTTCTGATTCGTCTAAATAAAGTTCATCATGAATTATACCCCAATCTGCATGAAACTTTTCTATAACGAGTTCATCTACACGCATAGTGACAGATTTTATAACATGTCTACCAATTTGGTCAGAAAAGTTAAAATTAGAATTAGAAACCGCTGGTAAATCAAACGAAATGTACATATTTGATAACAGATCACCCATATTTCTCGGGTTAAGTGTTACGCTAACATTTTGATTAAATGGCCAATTTGACGAAGCATTAGATGGTTTATTAACAACAGTACTTTTATGAAATTTTGTAAAATTAGAATGTCTTTTACTTTTATTTGTAAAAAAAGATTTAGTCTGATCATTTTCTATCAAATACGTATCCTGTTTACCTATCGCATTCAGTGATATTATAGACCCTGTATTTGGACCACTGGTATCGCACATACTACTTATTATATATAATTTTTTAAATGGAGTTATACACGATCATTGGTCTATTTTTAAAATTTTTGGAAACATATCTGTACAAACTTTGATACCAAAATAACATATCTTTTGTTGTTAACGATAAAGAATTATCTGTTATATTTTTAGTTTTACCTATCTCTCTTAAAAGCAATTGTCTTTTACTTGGTTTTTTAAGGGTTGTAAAACAGGAAAAACATACACGTTTCAATACATTTCCGTAAAACTTATAATACGTTTCGTTGTTGTATAACCAGATTGGGTTAATACGTCTATATTTCCTAATAAGTTCACGAACCTCATAATTATTCGATTTAATATAAGGATTCAAAGGTGCGTTACAATTGAAACAAAATCCTTTACAATTAATGTACATAAAAGAAAAACAAATTATTCTTTTATGTACTATAATGAAATTAGACAACCTGATGGAACTCATTGTATAGGTATAAATTATGACGAAGAAAGACCATCTGTATTAGAAGTGTTACCTAACCCCGAACTCGAAATTCAACAACGACGACGACAACCCGATTATCAATTATTCGAACCAAAAATTGTACATTGGTTAAATTTGTTTATTATTTTAGTTAGTGCATATTATTCACTCGTATATGATAATATGATATCTATATCTAATTGTATTGCATGTGTATTACCATTACATAGTGTTCAAAATAACAGTCTGTACGGTATTATTGTGTACACTGTATATGTTATGTTTGCTATGCTGTTAACAACATTTTTGGGTATATATGAATATTTATGGTATTATGTTATTTGTAATTCTATAATTATATGTATTTTTACAACCTCAGTTTCGAAATATATAATATATATTAGGAATCAAACCCAAACCCGACGTGAAAATGAACATGTTATATGAACAAAAAGATTTAGATATTGCCCGAGGTTTATACAAAAACCAAGAAGAAAAGTGTGAACGTTTTGCGAGAAGTATTCATAAACTTAGAGAGTCTCGTAAAAAGTATGACGATAAGAGAGAAAAGAGTAAAATAAAATTTTTAGAAATAGTCCCGGAAAATATAATTCACATTAGAACAAAAACTATTATATGTTCCGCGATAACAATGAGTGGAAAACGATGTACCTTTAAAGCATCTTGTGGACAATATTGTAAAAAACATTCTTCTAAAAAATAAATATATTGTAATAGTAAATGTTAGACCAGGAAACCCTCAGACCTGTTATAATAGGAATGGCTCTTTACCTCGCCATTTCTCAAATCGTACCAGAAATTTTTAAAAAACCAACTAATATTAAATTTATAGATGATATTGTCGCCATGCTTATAGCCCAAAGGGGATCACTCACTTCCGGGGCTATATTGACCGGTATGATTATTCTTGTTACCAATTACATTAACGACGAATTCTTGTAATACATTTTCTTTACAAGTCAGCATACGAGTTTTCGGATGGTCCATATACCTTAATTTCTTGTTATATGCATCCTCCATAAATTTTATTAGCTGGTCTACATTGGGTTTGCCCCATTCCATGCCAGCTTTGTATAAAAAATCATCTTTAGGTAATTTTTGGAGTTCGCAGTTTATCGTATAAGGTGTTTCTATATATTCTGACGCACCTCCATAGTCTGTTATAATAACTGGTTTATTTCTTACCGCCGCTTCGACTGCACCCATACCCACACCTTCCGATGATGAAAAACTTATATAACAATCGGATTTATTGTGTATATCTTCCATATATTCATCTGGTAAAAGATCATTAATAATAGTAACATTTGGTATATTGACTTTAAACGGGTGTTTACACGTTGCTTTAACAATTAATCGAGCATCAGGTTTATTTAATCGTATAAAACATTCTAATATTTTATTAAAATTCTTACGTGGATCGTATACATTACCTATATGATAAAATGTATAAGGTCTCTTATCAGGTATATGTGCATGCAATATATAAAAATGTTTAGACGGGAACTGTCGTTTAAATACTTTTTTGCAATATTCACTTGGTACGGCAATTTTATCAAATAAATCAAAAAGCTTACCATAATCTTCATGAACCGTCTCGGTTTCGCAGACGGTCATACACGTAACATTTTTTATTTTTCTTTTAATTTCGGGTATTTTATCCAACCAATATTTTACAGGAAGTGCAAATATAAAAGCACTATCGGATTCGGGTATATCTTCATGTATCTGAATATATTTAGTATATCCAACTTCAGGAAAGATATCCATATATTTTTTACAATGTTGTCCAATTCCACTCAGGAGAGTTGGACCGATGAATAACATTTACTATAAAGATAATATTTCTTTTATATATATTACGCAATGGATTTCATTAGAAGCCAAATCGACTCTGAATCTCAAAGACCAAAGGTTCGACCAGAAGCTGTTTATGGTATACTTAAACAACTCGTTGATCTCATCGAACCACAAGCACCAGCACCAGTCGCTAAACCAGCACCAGTCGTTAAACCAGCACCAGTCGCTAAACCAGCGCCAGTCGCTAAACCAGCGCCAGTCGCTAAACCAGCGCCAGTAGCAACACCAGCGCCAGTAGCAACACCAGCGCCAGCGCCAACTTCAGTAGCAAAGAAAATTGTTTCACCAGCTAAAAAATCTCCAGCTAAAAAAGCTCCAGCTAAAAAAACTCCAGTTAAAAAAACTGAATAAATTTAAAACCTTTGTTGCATAGACATTGGTACCTGCATAGATGTAGGTACATTTTTACGTTTTAATAGATAAAATCCGCTTCCA